CATCAAAGCCGTCACCAGCAGCTTATTTCAGGCCGCCACAGACCCTGACCGACCAAACGTGGCTGCTGCTACGTTCTACCTAAAGAACCGCGACAGGGCGAATTGGAGCGATAGGCAGGAGCACGACGTGTCGGGCCACATATCGCACGACCACGCGCACGACATACAACGCGCCATGCAGACGCTCATTGATGCGGGGGTTGACCCTGAAAGCCTATAGCGCCCATGCGGCATGGGGCCGATGGCTTTGTGCCATAAGGCTTTGCGGGTGTCGCGGTACAGTGGACGGCACACCGCACCGCCTTAACGGCTCGCCGGACGATGGCGCAGGCCCCCCTCCACCCCTCTGCGCCTTAACGAATCTGTTGGGCTTCGCAAAATCGGGACTCCGGTGGGGGTGGGTACGGGGCCATATATCGAGATACATACTAGGGGCGGTTTTGTGGCAGAAGTGACTTCGCAAAAAGCGGTTTCGCAAAAAGGGACTCCTGAATTATCAGAGGCCCAGAAAGAGAAAGCGGAAGAACTGGCGAAAGCGATTGAACTGGTAAAGCAGCACAAGCGCGAAAACCGCATGAAGTATTTCAAGCCGTACCCGTGGCAAGCCGAATTCTACAAATCTGGTAAGGACAACAAACAACGGCTATTGATGGCTGCGAACCGAGTAGGTAAGACGGCATCTATGGCGTTGGAGGTTGCGTTTCACCTCACAGGCGAATATCCAGAGTGGTGGGAAGGCGTTAAGTTCAATCGGCCCGTGAGCCTGTGGTGCCTGGGTGTCTCCGGTGAGCAGCTACGCGACGTGTTGGTCAAGGAGCTATTCGGTGCCTACCTTGGCGACGGCAAGTTCGACGGATCGGGATTGATTCCGCAAAAGCTGGTGTACCAAGTGACTCCTGCTATGGGCACACCGAGGTTGCCAAGGGATGTGGCGGTGAGGCATACCGCTGGCAACACCAGCACTGTGAGCTTCAAGTCATACACCCAGGGGCAGCACGTCTTGATGGGGTCGAGCCAAGACTTCATCTGGATTGACGAGGAGCCGGTTGATGCGACTATCTACCCGCAGTGCCTAACCCGTACAGCCACTGGCAACGATGGCAAGGGCGGCTATGTGGTGATGACGTTCACGCCGGAAAATGGCGTGACTGAGCTTGTCAGCCAGTTCATGGACAACCGAGCCAAGGGTCAGCACCTCGCAAATGCGACTTGGGAAGACGCGCAGCACCTAGATGCGGAGACGAAGGAGCAGCTACTGGCTGCGATACCTGAGTATCAGAGGGATATGCGGTCTAAGGGCATACCTGTACTGGGCGAGGGCATGGTGTTCCCGATAGCGGAAGAGGCTGTGAAGTGCGAACCCTTCGAGATACCGCCGCACTACAAGAAACTGGCTGCGATTGACTTTGGTATCACACACCCCACCACCGTTGTTTGGACTGCGTACAACGCGGACACGGACACGATCTACGTTTATGACGTTTACAAGAAGGCTGACGAGGTTCCAGCGATACACGCGGCGGTTATTAAGTCTAGGGGCAAGGATATTCCGGTTATTTACCCGCATGACGGCGATTCGACTGAAAAAGGCAGCGGTAAGACCTTGGCTGAGATGTATTTAGAGGCTGGGGTGCTGATGATCGGCAAATTCACCAATCCAGACGGCACAAACTACGTCGAACCCGCCTTGATGGAGATGTTAGAGCGGTTTCGCACGGGAAGATTGAAGGTTTTCAACAACTTGTTACCTTGGTTTGAAGAATTTAGAAGGTATCACCGCAAAAAAGGCAAGATTCACAAAGAGTTTGATGACCTTATGGACGCGACACGCTATTCAGCAATAAGCGTGACCCGTTTTGGTCAAAATCGAGCAGAGCGTGAGAACGTCGGCACACGAACAGGAGCTTACACAAGCCATGATTACGACTATTGATGAAAACGAACTGCTCAGTACGCTTGAGCAGAACATTGACTCCGCAGACACCTACGCGAACAGTGAAGTTGGTGAGCAAAGGGATAAAGGCCATCGGTATTATTACGGTGAGCCGATGGGTAACGAGATCCGTGGCCGCAGCCAGCACGTTTCTATGGACGTGTTCGATGCGGTAGAGGGTGTTAAGGCTCTGCTGTTGGAAACATTCAGCGCGGACAAGAACATCTGCCGATTTGAGGCTCAGACCCCAGAGGATGTGATGGGCGCACGCATGGCTACAGCGTGGGTTAACTACAACTTCTACCGCCAGAACGACGGCCAGCGCATCTTATCGTCGGTCATTCATGACGCACTGGTTGCTAAGACCGGCATCGTTAAGCGGTACTGGAAGAACGATTACCGCTACGAAACGATGGAGTTTGAGGGCATCAGCGAGGCTGAGTTCAACGTAATGATGTCTGACCCGTCTATGACCCCTGTAGAGATAGCGGAAGAGATGGTCGCTGTCGTTGACGAGGCGTCAGGCGTTGAGTATTCGCAGATGTCTATCTCCGGCGTGGCTCACAAGCGCATCAACACCAGTAAGGTGTGCGTTGAGACGGTAGAGCCGGAAGACTTCTTGATCAGCCCACGGGCTAAAGACATCCAGAGCAGTGACTTCTGTTCGCACCGCATGGCTAGAACCCGTGGCGAGTTGCTGTCAGAAGGGTTTGACCCCGCTGTTGTGGATCGTCTTGATGAAGAAGACATGCTGCAAGAAGACGGTTCGCTAGGACGGGACTCTATAGACAGCTTCCGCAAAGACTCAACTGGCATAAACGACTCCAGGGACAGAGAGTACGTCACGCTCTACGACTCATACATCAAGAAGCACGACGCAGAGATGAGCGAGTGCGTGTATTACAAGGTCATCCACAGCCGTCGTGTGATGTTGGACGTTGAGCTAGTGAGCGAGATGCCGTTCCGCAGCTTCTGCCCGTTCCCGCTACCTCATCGCTTCTACGGCATGAGCCTTGCTGACGTTCTCTGCGACTTGCAGAAAACTCAGTCATCTTTGAAGCGTGGTGTGGTCGATCATTTGTTCTTAACAACAACAAGTCGTTGGGTTGCCAACCTTTCGTTGGTTAAGAACCCACGGGACTTGCTGGACAACCGTGTCGGTGCGGTGATTGACGTGAACTCACCGAACCCTGAGAACGTGGTTCGACCACTACCTACTCCGCAGCTTAACGGCAACGTCTACACGGCGATTGAGAACTTTGAGCAGGAGAAGGAAGCCCGTTCCGGCTCAAGTCGTATGAGTAAGGGCATGGACTCGTCTGCGATCAGCAAGCAGAACTCTAGCGATCTGATTAACACGTTCATGAACGCTAGTAACCGCCGAATCATGATTATGGCGCGTAACTTAGCTGAAAACTTCCTAAAACCTTTGATGCACGACCTGTATCGGCTTGCAGTGGAGTACGAGAACGAAGAGAAGCTGCTACAGCTAGACGGTCAGTTCATGCCGGTAAACCCCGCCTTCCTTGGTGATCGTACTGAGATGACGGTTGCGGTAGCACTGACACCTGATGAGCAGGCGAAGGAAGCTCAGATGCTGTTGAGCTTGGACACGCAGTTCACTTCTAACCCTCAAGACCCAACGCTAGGTGGCCTGTACGGCCAGCAGCAGCGTCACGCGATGATCAGTAGAGCCTTTGAGCTTCTGAACATCAAGGACGCGGCTGCGTATCTGGCAGATCCGAACTCGCCAGAGTTCCAGCAGATGCAGCAGCAACAGCAAGAGATGCAGCAGATGGAGCAGCAGCGCCAAGAGCAGATGCAGATGGAGCAGGTTGAGTTCCAAGCAGAGATGCTGCAACGGCAGGTTAGCGTTCAGGAAGGTCAGCTAGAGCTAGACATCTTGAAGGAACAGAACCGCAGCGTCATAGAGCGTGACAAGCAGGAGCACCAAGAAGAGACGGAAGACTCTCGCCTGCTCATGGACGCAGAGAAGATGAAGCATCAGATGGCGATGGACGAAGCTGAGTTGATGCTTGAGAAGACGCAGAACCGCAACGTGAGTATCGGCTAATGAGTGACGTTTCACGATTCGACGGTTTCATCAAAAAAGCCATAGAGCAGAAGAAGTCTTCTCACAAAAATGTGAAGCAAGCCTTCAAAGAGTTTTCGGAGTACAGGGAGCAGCAGTCTGCTGCTTCTGCTCCAGAAAAGAAGCCTCGTAAGAGGAAAACTAAACCAAAGCAACCCGTAGAGGACTTTAACGATGAGCGACCTAGAAACGATGGAACTAAACGAAGTACAAGCAAAGGCAGATCAAGCGCAAGCAATGCTGAACTCGCAAGTCTTCAACGAAGCGTTCCAGATGATGAACCAGGGGATAGTGGATCAGATATTGCAGACGCCTGCTGAAGCAGAGAAAGAGCGTGAAAGGCTCTACTCTATGTTCAAGGCGGGCCAGATGTTCGTGCAGCAATTTGCTCAATTAATCAACAACTTAGAGTTGCGCAAGCAACAAGATGGTGAGTAGAATGGCTGAACTAGAAAACGAACCAGTGGAACAGACCTCCGAGGACTCCGCTGGATCAAGCGAGATCGACAGATTAACCGCGCTTTTGGAGTCCGAACTGGAACAACCCGAAGGTGAGGAAGAATCCGATCAAGAGGCTGACGAAGCCGAAACGGTAGACGCAGAGTTTGAAGAGATACCGGAAGAAGAAGCCGCCGAAGATGAGGAGGTCGAAGAAGACCCAACCGATGATTCTGAGGAGGAACAATCTGAAGAGATGACGTTTGAGGTTGATGGCGAAAGCCTAACAGCCGAAGAACTGAAACTTGGTTATCTCAGGCAAAGCGACTACACAAAGAAGACGCAAGCGGTAGCAGAGCAGCGGAAGGCTTATGAAGCCCAAACCGAGCAGACTCAAGCGACCATGAACGCTCTTCTATCTGCTGCTAATGCAGACCTTTCACGCTTTCAGGGTGTGAACTGGGAAGCGGTAGCGGTAGAGAATCCTGATCAGTACAAGCAGGCTAAAGCTGCTTTTGAGCAAACTCAGTCCACCTACAACTATATACAGGCGCAGGCGGAACAGTTTCAGGAACAACAACAGCAACAGAGCGAGCAAGCCCACAAAGAAGCTGCGGCTGAAAGCCTGACTGTGTTGAAGACGAATATCCCCAACTGGAGCAATGACTTGTATTACAAGATCGGGGATTATGCTCATAAGGAACTAGGTGTAGGCGCGGAGGAGTTTAACCAAGTCGCTGACCACCGAGTTATCACAGCTTTATACAAGGCCATGCTGTTCGATCAGGCAAAACAGGTTACGGCTAAAAAGAAAGTTAAGCCGTCACCTACTAAAACTTTGTCTGGTGGCAAAGCGGATTCTAGCAAAGCGGTTCAATCCGAAAGCGCCCGTAAAACACGGGAGCGATTAAGAAAGACCGGCACGGTAGATGATGCGGCTGCTGCCCTCTTGAATAGGATGAAATGAAATGCCAACAGTATCAGGCACCCTCAAGACCTTTGATCAGGTCGGTAAGCGCGAAGACGTAGAAGACATCATTTACGACATCTCGCCCACAACTACTCCAATGCTTTCTAGCATCGGTTCTTCAACTGCGGCTGCAACGCTGCACCAGTGGCTGCAAGACGAATTGGCTGCTGTTGCGACCAATGCAAGCGTCGAAGGCGCGGATGCGGGTACAGCCTCTACGATCACTCAGACCGTAAAGACTGCCAACACGCAAATCTTTGACAAGGTGGTACAGGTTTCTGGAACCGCTGAAGCAGTAGGCACCTATGGTCGCACCAGCGATCTGGCGTATGCCATTGCTAAAGCCGGTAAGGAAATCAAGCGCGACATCGAACACAGCTTCGTAGGCGCTGGGCAAGCTGGCACCGCTGGTAACGGCACAACTGCTCGTCAGTTAACCTCTGCCGCTAACCAGATCGCCGCTGCTACGACCAACACAGCAGGCTCAAACCGTGCATTCACGGAAGCCTTGTTGCTGGACGTTTTGCAGAAGTGTTACGAAGAAGGTGGTGAGCCTAACCAGGTTCAAGTAACTCCTTCTCACTCTGTAACGGTTGCAGGTTTCGCAACGGCATCAGGCCGTCAGCGTGACTTCGCCACTGGCACCACGCTGGTTAACGCTGTGGACATCATCATCTCACCTTTCGGTCAGGTGTCTGTTGTTCCTAATCGTTTCCTGAACGCCAACACCTGTTTGGTTCTGGACACCGAGTATTGGTCACGAGCAGTTCTGCGTCCGATGCAGACAATCGTTCTGGCTAAGACCGGCGACAGCGATAAGCGTCAGATGCTGACTGAGTTGACCTTGGTTTGTGAAAACGACAAGGCCAGCGGCAAGATCGACGCACTGACTGCGTAAAGTTTGCTCATCCCTCCCCTGAGCAACGGCGGCCCCTTCGGGGGTCGCCACCCTTTTCTTATGAGGTGAAAGAAATGTCTGATTTGAAATCCCACATAGTTCACGACGAGATGGAAGATAAGCTGCATGTAGCACACACGCAGAACATCAAGCCAATCATTGAACAAAACATCCGAGATGCCAACGCGGCTGACAAGCACACTAAATGGGGCGACACCGCAAGAGTTGCGTCTATACCCGCTGTGGTTGTGATGGAGTGGATGAAAGAGGGGATAAACATGATGGCCCCAACGTATGAGGATCAGCAGAAGATAAAGAAGAAGCTGAACTCACCAGAGTGGGCGCATTTGAGAACTAGAGGCGGAAGGTTATGAGCATAACCACCTATGATGGTTTGAAGGTTTCTGTTGCGGATTGGCTTAACAGAGAAGACTTAACTTCCGTCATTCCTGATTTTATTGAGCTTGCGGAGAATCGCATTTTCCATGAGCTTCGGGCACCAGTTAATGAGAAGACGATACTTCTCACTTTGAGCAGTGACGGCTACGCCACACTGCCTTCAGATTTTTTAGAAATTAAAGATGTGTTTTGGAATTACGACCCTTTGGAGCGCGTGAGCCTGACACAGCTACACAACTACGTTTCACGTTCTGGCAGCAGCCCAGAAGTTTTTGCCCGTGAGACGTATCGGCTTCGTTTCTTTCCGGTGCCTACGGTTGGCGCGTCTGATGAGTTGCGGATGATCTATTATTACGATCCAGGGCGGTTAACAAGCAGCGCCACCAGCAATGTGGTTTTCGCTGCGGCTCCCGAATTGTACCTTTACGCCACACTTGCAGAAGCAGCCCAATACCTTGGAAGCGATGGTTCTCGCTGGGAAGGGGGTTACCAGAACGCTATGGGTCGATTGATGCAGCACGCCAGATCAGCGGAGTACGCAGGGGCCACGGCTCAAGTCAAGATGGGATACTAAGATGGCTGGATTTTTTAAGGACAACCCACCTGCCACGCAGGTAGGTTCTGAGGACGCAACCGAGTCCACGATCCAAGAGGATGCGGTAACCCAGACAGACACCTCTGGCGGCTTTTACCAAGGCTCTCCTGACCAGACCACAACCGATGCTTATACGGCAGATGCGTTAGTAAGCAAGAACGCCGCCGAGGCCGCGAAGGTTGCAGCCGAGGCTGCTCAGGCAGCGAGCGAGACAGCGAAGACCGCAGCCGAGACTGCGGAGACAAATGCCGAGACGGCTGAGACTAACGCTGAGACGGCTGAGACTAACGCTGAGACGGCAGAGACTAACGCCGCAGCCAGTGAGAGCGCGGCAGCAGCATCGGCTACAAGCGCCTCTGGGTCTGCTGCCACCGCCACCGCCAAGGCCAGCGAGGCAGCAACATCGGCCTCCAACGCCGCTACCAGCGCAACATCGGCTGAGACGGCTAAGACCGCAGCAGAGCTTGCGGAAACTAATGCCGAGAGCGCAGAGACCAACGCCGCGTCTAGCGCAGCCTCCGCTTCTACATCTGCCAGCAACGCATCGACATCGGCTACCGCTGCATCTGGCTCTGCCAGCGCGGCCAGCACCAGCGAGACCAACGCAGCTACTTCTGCGACAAAC